CAAGCTCTTTAAATATATGTGCGGAAACTTATCGAAAATATTTAAGGAATAACAGAGACTTTTATGACAAGGTTTGGGAAATAAAGTGGGAGTTTGATACAGAGGTAGTTGAAGAAAATATAAGGAAGCGTGCTAACGGTTTTGAGTATGAGGAAGTACACACGGAAATTATTGAAGACAAAGACGGCAAACAGAGAAAATCTGTAAAAAGAATAAAGAAATTTATTCCACCAGATACAACGGCTTCGATATTTATTCTGAAAAACCGTAAACCTAAGAAATGGCGCGATAAGCAGGAGGTAGAACATAGCGGCGCTGTTGATGTCAATAAAGTTACCACGGTAAAACTTACAAAGGTAATTAAGAAGGATAATTGAGTTAATTGGAAACGGACTCTCAATATACATTGGAGCTTGAACATACAGTAGTATTCGAGAAGAATCTTGAAGCATATTTAGACCCGTCGGTTAATTTCATCGTAAACGAAGGCGGTACCCGTTCATCAAAGACACACTCAATAGCCAAGCTGCTTATTTATCTCAGTATAACATTATTTACAAATTACATTATAACGGTTGTAAGAAAGTCAATGCCTACCCTGAGAATCACTGCTATGCGTGATTTTTTTGAGATTCTAAGCGATAACGGGTTATACGATGAAAGGTATCATAACAAAACCGAACATACTTATAAGATTAAGACCAATACATTTGAGTTTATTTCAATGGACGACCCTCAAAAGAAAAGAGGAGCAAAGCGGAATATCCTTTGGGAAAACGAAGCCAATGAATTAACCCTGGAAGACCATCGACAGCTTAATCAACGAACAAGCGATAAAGTATTCTTTGACTATAACCCGTCAGAAATTGACCACTGGATTTATGATAAAATTCTTACACGAAAAAACAGCAGGCTAATTCATTCGACTTATAAAGATAATCCATTCCTGCCTCAAAGAATAGTTGACGAGATAGAAAACTTTATTAACGAAGATGAGACATATCACAAAATCTATGCACTTGGACAGAGAGCAGCATCACCAAATATCATATATAGAAATTGGAGCCTTATTGATTTATTCCCTGATAATCCGATTGACACAATTTACGGATTAGACTTTGGATTCAATCATCCAATGGTATTCCACAGAGTAGGGATACTCGAAAAAGGTTATGCCATAGATGAGATGTTTCATAAAAAGGGATGGCTGATTAAGGACGTGTTAAATTATTTTAGAGATAACGGAATAAGTAAATCAGCTTACATATTTGCTGACAGTGCAAGACCGGATTCAATAAAAGAAATTAGTGATGCAGGTTATAACATACACGGCGCAATAAAATCTGTTAAGGACGGGATTGACCATGTGAAAAGAGAGAAACTGTATTTTACCAAAAACTCCGTTGACGCAATAAGACAATACAGGCATTACAGATGGAAGACTGATAAAGCAGGAAACAATATCGACGAACCAGTCAAGATTGAAGACGACGCTCCTGACTGCGACCGTTATGCTATTTACACCTACGCAATAATGAGCACAAACCCAGCGGCAGGAACGACAGAAGAAAATCAAGAAGAAGAATACACATCATTAACACAAATAATGGGAATTAAGAAATGAGTAAAACTTATTTACCGCCTGCAAGCAGGATAAACTGTGAGTACCTTATTGGAAAATTGAAAGAAGATATTGAGCTGATTAATAAAGTTCTACGGAAAGTGAAATCTTTTCAATACACGGCGTTATTAAATTTGCAAAGACAGGAATACAAAAATAAATTAAATTTTTACAAATCTTATTACAAAACAAAATGAATATTTTACAAAGAGCAATTTCAAAAGTTACGGGATTTGATAAATTCCTTGACCTCAGACTAAAGCAAGTTAGTGAGGCTTACGTCAATACTCTTGAAGAGCCGGGATTTCGTAAGATAACCGAGCGTGAGCTTAAGGGTCTTGATATGATTACACGTGATAAGCAGTTAAAGATTGTGTTTAATCTTTACCTTACGAATCCCTTTGCAAAAACAATCATTGATACGATTAATGATTTTGTTTTCGGTGACGGTTTTAACTATGATGTTATAGCACCGGACGGAACACCAAAGTATAAGGTTGAACAGTCGAAGAAAATATTAGATGATTTCTGGAATAAGAACAAACTTGATTTAAGACTCGAGAAAAAAGGTCTTGACCTTAGTTTAAACGGAATGCTCATACAGCCCGTCTTCATCAACGAGCACGGCGGAGAAGTAAGGCTTGGCTTTGTTGATCCGCAGAACCTTGATACTGTAAATGCAGACCCGATGAATATTGAAGAAATTCAAAGCGTGAAACTTAAGGGCGTTATGAGCGGACAGCCTAAGACGCTTGAAGTAATCAAGATAAACGAAAGCAACGTGCAAAGCGAATCCTACGGACTGTTAGAGGGTGAATGTTTCTTCTTTGCGATTAACAATGTAAGTAATCAGCCGGAAGGGATAAGCGACCTGCTTGTTTCAGCAGATACGGTTGATATGCTCGGACAGCTATTGTTTAATATCCTGAAACATTCTGAAATGAGTTACAGGACAGTTGAGCACGTAACACTCGAAGGTTTTTCCGATGAACAAATCAACGCATGGAAATCGAAGAACCCGAGACCAAAAGCAGGAGCGCGATATGTTACAAACGAAAAAGTAAAGATAGAAGAAAAAACTCCTGATATAAAAGCAAACAATTCAGCCGAGATTGTAAGGCTGTTTAAGAACATTGTTCTTTTATCAAAGCGTTTACCTGAGCATTGGTTTGCCGACGGCGGAAACACGAACCTTGCAACAGCAGTCGAGCAGGGCACTGCAATATTCAGAATGTTAAAGAACAGACAGCAGTACTGGGTTTATATTCTCGAACAGATTTTAACATTTGTCTTGCACCAGGCATACATCAAGAAAAAGGAAGGATTTAATGTTACGAAAGAAGATTTGCTTAACAAGCTCAAAGTTAAAATCATAGTACCGGAATTTGAAACAAAGAATCTTGAAAAGGTTTCCGACAGTATTAACAAGATAGCAGACTTCTTAGACAAAGCAGTTACCGCAGGGCACATGACAAAAGAAACAGCAGGAAAGATTTATCGCGGTTTATGCGATTTATTCGGATATGATGTTGACGAAAAAACAGAAAGCCAGAAACTCGCTGCACTGGAAACTGAGACAGAATAAAAAACAGCAAATTAAAATTAGCACTTGACATTTTGAAATAAATTTGCAAAGTTTGTATTAGTTCTCAACAAGACCGGTTAAAGCCGTAACTAAAAATTAGAAGGCGAAGCTTCAACATACAGCAGAGATGCATTGTGTGTTGAGGTTTCGACTTTTTTTATTTGGAGCAAAATGAATGAAATAAGATTTACAGACATACTACTCGAACCAGTACAAGTTTCCGAATGCATCACCGAGGGAAGCAAGTACAAATGTATTCTTATCAAAGCAGGTGAAACTACCACAGCAAACAAGGTCATGCAGATAGAGGGCAAGAACGTGCTTGCTAAAAAATATTACACATCCGAAGCAATTAAAAACGCAGTTGAAAAGGGATTGTTTGAAGGATGTCCTGCACTTGTAAGAGATGTAAACGAACACCTCAACAACGATAACAACGGGATAAACTCTTATGTCGGCAATTTTAGTGAGGTTACATTCAACGAAAGCATGCAATGTGCTGAAGGCATCTTGAACATTTCCGGCAACTCAGAATTATCACAAAGAGTAAAAGCAGCGCTTGGAGAATCAATACGTTCAGGTTTAAACATTGGTCTATCATTCGCAGGGCAAATCAAAGGAATGATACAGAAAGTAAAAGATTACTATTCAATCGTTGTATCAGAAATAGAGAGTCTTCAGTCAGTTGATATAGTCCCGAAAGGAAATGCAGGCGGAAAGATAGTTGCGCTGATTGCAGAAGCAGAAAGAGAATTTTTAACAAACCATTTTAATAATCTCAAAACAGGAGAATCACAAATGAATCAGGAAATCAAACAAAAGATTTTTGATTTACTGAATGCCGCAGGTTTAATTGGTGAAGGAAAGACAATTGAAAGCGTAAAAGATGAAGACCTACTCTTTGCGTTATATCAGCACGTTATAACCTTATCAAACACACAAGGCACATCAGTCGCGGAATCGGAAAAAGCGCAGAAGTTTCTTAATGAAGCAATAAACTCCGGTACTGCAACAATAAAAAGTTTAGTTGCAGAGGCACAGAAGCTCGCCTCTCAGAATTACTTAACATTCAAGTTAGGTGAATCGAAATTACCACAGCCGGTAAAAGATAAAATCAAAGCACAGTACGGGGATGAAACACTGAGCAATGAAAAAATTGATTCTATCTTTGTTGCTGAGCAGAATGCACTCGCAGCTTTAAACCCTGCATTTGTAAACAACGGCGGAGCGGACATTAAATTCAAGAAAGATGAATTTGATAAGTACCAGTTGCAGATGGACTATGCAATGTTTGACCCGAGCACGTTTCGTAAGATGAGCGCTGCTGAGCAGGCAATTTATAAAGACGTTGCATCACACGTTTCTTTCAAAGAACTATATCGTAAATTCACGGGTGACGTTGACGTTACCGGTAAGATATTTGCAGGAGCAATGGGTGAAGCGATTGAAAGCAGCACGTTTGCAAATATACTCGGTGTTTCGATGCACAGGTCACTCCTTGCAGAGTACAGAACATCACCGTACAATGCGGACTGGAGAAAAGTTGCTTCAATCGTACCGAGAAATGATTTTAAAACAAACACAGTAACCAATCTTGGTGGTTATGATGATTTCCCGACAGTTGCGGAAAGCGGTCCTTACACAGCTGCAACATCCCCGGGTGAAGAAGCGGCAACCTATGCGCTCTTAAAGCGTGGTTATTCTGAAACCATTTCAATGGAAGCAATCAGAAACGACGATCTCGGAGCAATCAGACGTATTCCAGTCGCATGGGGAAGAGCGGCAATGAGAACGCTTTACAAGTATGTCTTTAACATGATAATCACAAATCCGACAATTGGAACTGACAGCAAGGCATTATTCCATGTTGACCATTCAAACAAACTGACTGATGCACTTTCAGAAACTGCTTACATAGCAGCAAGAAAGTTATTAGCTCAGCAGGTAGATAAAACCTCCGCAGCAATAATCGGATTTGCGCCAAAATATCTTCTTGTTTCTGTCGATAATGAAAAAGTTGCTTATAACCTCACGGTCCCGGCATTTGGAACAGGTAACGCAGTTCCGAGCTTTATCCAGACATGGAGAGTTGAGCCTATTGTTGTAACACATGCAACAGGTGCAAGCTGGTACTTATCAGCAGACCCGAGCGAAGGCGCGATTATTGAGCTAGGGTTCCTTGACGGGAATGAAGAGCCAGAATTATTCACACAGGATTTACCAACACAGGGTTACGCATTCACAAATGACGGAATTAAGATGAAAGTCCGTCATATCTATGCAGGTACGAATGTTGACCACAGACCTATTGTTGGCTCAATAGTAGGATAAGAAATAAAGCCCGAATAAATAACCCTGTTATTTCGGTAGCAGGGTTTTAAAAAAGGAAACGAATGTCAAAGAATAAAATAGATTTCGCAAACGAAATAGAGCTTAAGGTTAAAGATGTTGCAGGAGAGTTTATTAAAACAGCAATCATCAAAACTAAAACCTATGCGTCCGGTGTAACAACTTTTGTGGTTGATACGGTAAAGGATTTTTTCGCAGGCGATGAAATTTATATCAATGACGGATTTGCAAAAGATTTTGCAGTAATTCTTTCTGTAAATTTAACGGATAAAAAGATAGTATTCTCGGGGGACTACGGTTCTGTGCAGGTTGGCGGAATTATTAAGAAGTCTGATGCAACAAAATTTGTTGACGAAGCACTTTTGATTTACAGCAAATTTAAACCATGCGAGAAAGTACATGAGATAGAAGGAGCGGACACGGATACATACAGCCTGCCTTCGGACTGGAAGCAAGGTCTTAGTAAAATAAGCTCAGTCGAATATCCGACAGGTTTACAGCCTGCGGTCTATTTAAAAGAGAATCGGTATAAGATTTATCAAGACAGTGAAAATAATTTTAAGATTAAATTTACTTCATCGCTAAGCACAGGAGAAACTGCTTACGTCAATTACTCAACGATATACGGTTTCAGTTACAACAAAGCTAATTCACCAGATACAGATTTTTATGCTATATGCAACATAGCCGCTTACAAGTATTTACTTGCTTTAGCGGCAAGATACGGACAGAGTACAAGCCCGACAATTAGCGCTGACTCTGTAAACTGGCAAAGTAAAACGGATTCATACAGACGTCTTGCGAAAGAATATTTAGGACAGGCTGCGAGCTGGCTCGGACTTTCGATTAAGAACCTTGAAACAGGAGAAACAACACCGGAGCCTGCAAGCAGTGTGCAGTATGACGATGTAAGCGTAGAAGCAAGGACAATTTTTACAAACGATTAATTTTTACAATAAAATGGCAAAAACAAAAGAAACACCGGAAGAAAACAAAGTTCAGCAGACGGAAACTAAGCCCGTATCCGACGTTATACAGGACTTTACAAAGCCATATAAAGATGAAAACGGCAGGTTTATCGAGAACGGCAGAGTAAAGTACTACATCGTTAACAAGGATATTAAACAGGTTGAAAAAGACGGCAAGCTCGTTGATGCAGAGACAGGCACCGAATGCTCATACTTTGAGAACCTGACGGCGGAAGAAGCTGAAGCAAGGAAATCCGCAGGACAGATATTTTAAAAGTAAAAAGAATTTCAGATAAAAACTATAAATGAACTATAAACTTAAACAAAAGGAATAATAGAATGAAATTATCAAGATTATTTTTAGCCATGATACTGATAGTATTTATGGCTTTGACATTCGCAGCTCCTGTTAAATCTCAGGAGACGTATCTAAAAAATACGACAAACTCCGCTGTAACAGATACAATAGCCACAGCCTCAGCAAACGATACTTCTTTTATTTTTAAGAATATCGGATATGCAAATATTTGGGTGCAGGCAAAACAAAACTCTATCTATCAGCAGTATAAATTAGAATCCGTTACATCGTCTATGCAAATAAGAGTAATATACAATGCAGCGGATAGTTCCTTATATACTCAAGAGAAAGGACTACTGGGCTGGTATCCGGTTCCGATATTGATACCGTCAAGCTCTACACAAACAGATAAGTTCCCTTTGACAGCAAAGACCGGAGTAGGCATAATTACCTGCGCGATTAAGGAATAATATCATTGTCAAAGTTTTCCGACATAACGGCTGAGATAAAAGAAATCCTCGAAGGAGTTACCGGTATCGGGATTGTACATGACCGGTTCCGCTCTGCGGATGATGCCAAATCACTTCTTGAACTTTTCAAATATGAGGATGAGTACAAAGGCGTTATGTTCCGCAGAGCATCAGAAACACCGGAAGACAATGAATCCGCAGAATACTCAGCAACTTATGATTTAATGTTAGTGCATCAGCTCAATGATGAAAACAATTCAGAGCATGCAGTACAGGAATTGTACGAAGACATTAAAACAGCTTTTGCGGACAGCGACTTATCGGATTCTAAAATCAGCATGAACTTCGAGGATGCGCCGATAGGTGATATACTGTGTCATGTGATTTCGATGCAGGTCGAAGTACAACTAAACAATTTATAAACAATTTAATAGGAGATATTTAAATGTCAGACTTAGCAATGGATTTATCAGCAGTCAGAAAAAAAGGCGGTCGATATTTCGCATATAAAAGGGTTACTTCACTCGGAGCGGATAAAGGCACTTCCGATACGTGGCATGACGGTTCTTATCGCAGAAGCCATAAGCTCGGTTTTGAGACTCCGTTTGAATCAGATGAATTAGAAGACGGGATCGAAACATACGAAGACGGCAAAACCACTACTTTGTTTGAGCTGGTACTTGCACAGGATGAACCTGCGGTGTTCAATTTCATAAACGACGAATGCGGAGCAGGAAAATACTTTGCAATATTTCTTGACCGTGGTAAAACAGCAGGCGGTGCACCTTACAGGGTGTTTATCCCGATTGTTGAAATCGAGAAATCAGGCGTCAGTGAATCAGGTACAAGGACTGTCACTTTAAAGTGTAAGATGACAGCGCCTTTAACTGCGGTAACACCTGCGTCAAAGCCGACATGGGTCAATACAGCAGCGGCATCGTGGACATGTGCTATAGGTGCGTTCTTCAAGCCACTTGCAGACCCGGCAGCGTAATTTTTTAAAACATAATTCATAAACGAAAATGGCAAAAATTAAATTAGGGTGGGATTACGTAGGGTTAAGAACTCCTACAAGCAAGGTATCCGAGCTAATCAAAGAAGGTGAAACGATTGAAGTCCCGGACTCTCAATTAAAAAGCCTCAAAGAAGCCGGAGTAAGATTTGAGATTGTAGAAGAAAAACCTGAACCCAAGAAGTAATGGCAAACAATAAAGAATATATCTACAAGGGATTAACTTATAAGTTTGTTAATCCCTGTATTAAACAGAGCCAGAGGGCTTATATATTCTTAGGGAAAATGCTCGACTATGCAGAAGACTACGCAAAAGAAAAAAGACTTGGCTTACTCGCAATCACAGACAAGGTTAGCAAAAAGTTAAAATCTATAGGAACTTGCAAAGTCAATTGATACAAAAACGAATAGCTCTAAATTCCTGAGAATGAAAGAGTTGTTACAGTCGGGTAAGAAGGAAGAAGCAGACAGTTTCTTCAAATACATTTATGATGAATCAATAAACGAAACCGAAGAATACAGAGCAATGCTTTGGGAGTTCATTGACGCATATGATAGATATACAAATAAAATTGATTTAGGAATCAGGCTATATGTTGCAGGAGACGCTGAGGTAAAAGCATTATTTGGGCTTTGTTTAGTTGACGCAGATAAAATTGGCTACAATAAGGAGACTAATGAAGACGTTGCCGAGTTTGAAGAGTTTAGAGATTCTGTGTTACAGGCTTTTTTTTTCAGCGTTCAGAAGAAGCGGAAAGGATCAGGATAACCGAAGATGTATTTTCAGAATATGACATCCCGGACTTACCAGAAGCAGAGCCTTTCCCCGAAGCGTTTATATTCGATTACATGGCAATTGAGCTTGCAGGGTATGATTACACAAAAGTTGAGTGGGTAGAAAACAATTGTACTCAATATGATTTTGTAAAAAAATGTTGTTATCAAAAATTTAAAAACTATAATGACTGGTTAATCCGTCAAAACAACAGCGGAAACAGCTCAGAAGAAACGCAATCGACAGAATGAATTTCACAATACACATAACGGGTTCAGATTTTAAAGGAGAAGCGAATAAATTCGACTGGGCTAAAAACTTTATGCGTAAATATGAAAACGCAAATAAGGAGCTGAGAGAAAACAACATAAAGAAAATATCCAAAATCGTTGCAAGTGATATAAGGTCAACTGCTCGCAGGAACAAATGGAAGTCTATACCCCCCTCAATTATAATCAAACATATTAGCGTAGGTGAAGAGCATGTAACTGTTTCTGATAATAAAATGACACTTGCTAAATGGCTGCATTACGGAACGAAAAGACATTTTGTCGCACCAAAATCAGCAAAGGCTTTACACTGGGTTTCCAGAGGAAAGAGTTTCTTTTCAAAAGGACACTGGGTAAGTGGAATAATAGCATCTGACTTTTTCAAGTTAACACCAAAAGCAAGGTTCGACATTCAGCAATATATTTCAAAATTAAAAACTTTGTACGGCACTAAATGACCGAAGATTTAATCATACGGATAAAGCAGGAAATTGACAGCAAAGGTCTTAAGGGTCTTGAAGCTGATTTAAAGCAAGTTCGCAGCGCTATGAATCAGCTTGTAGAATCAGGTAAAAGAAATACTGTTGAGTATAGAAATCTAAGTCAGGCAGCCGGACAATTAGTAGCAAAGCAAAAAGAGTTAAGGAATGAGCAAAAAGGGTTAAACGCTCAAATGGGGATGTCTTCTTCAGCAATGCTCAACTTTGGGAAAAACATTTCAGCAATTGGCATTGGTCTCGGGTTAGCAATTGGTTTAGCAAGACAGTTTGCACAACAGCTTTGGCAAGTAGCAAAGGCAGGGGCAGAATTTCAAGTATTAAAAAATCACTTCGAGAAAGTTTCGGGAAGCGTAGAGCAGGCTGCTAATGATATGCAATTGCTTAAAACGGCAGTGAGTGGAAATCTTAACGAAGCGGAAATAATCACGTTTACAAATAGGATGCGTGATATGGGATTAACAACCCAGCAATCCGCTCAGATACTTGATTTGGCAGAGCGTCATACAGATATTTACGGCGGTACGATAGACGAAGCAAGCACTAAATTATTCCGCTTTATCGAAACAGGCAAAGGTAGAGGATTCGAGCAATTAGGAATTGACGTAGCAAAGGTTAATCAAAAGACAGAGGAATTAGTAAAGGGTTTAGGTAAGACAACAGCGACCATGGATTCAGAGGAGCTGTCAGCGATTCGTATGCAAGTTGCAATGGAGCTTTACGGAAGCTCGGTTGACGATATAATCAAGAAACAGCCTGAGCTTGACGATAAACTTATATCCAGCGAAAAGAAGTTTGACAATTTAAAATTATCTATTGGCATTCTGCTTGCAGAAGGGTTAGAGCCTACAATCACTGCGCTTGGAACGCTAGCATCGGTTTTTGATGGCACGGCAATCTCTATGAAACCTGTTGATGATACGCTTAAGAATATTTCAAGCGGTTTGATTACAACGAAAGACGTTATAAATATTCTCCTAAGTCCGGTTTCAACTCTTATTTCATTGCTCGGGAAATTATGGAGTATGATGGATAGAGTCTCAAGCTCTGCCGGTAATATAGCAAGAAATTTAAGCAATGCAGCACCGTCAGGCTTTTTCCGTAGTATATTCAGCATGCTTTCAGATGTTATTTTAAAAGTAAGAGAAGCGGTTGGCTGGTTAAATAAGTTACCTGGTATCAACATCGATAGCAGTCAAGTGGCTAACGGCGGAACTTCTACCTATAAAGATGCTATGGATGCCACTCCGAGCTCGAGCGATAGCGGTTCAAAAGGCTCAAGCAATAACACGGTTGCAAAAGAATCAACAATCAGCGGAATTATATCCGAGCAAATTTCAAAACAAAATGAGCTCCTAAAGAACCTACAGTTGAAAGGTGAACTGCTAACAGACTTCTATGAACTATCGCTAAAAGAATTAGATGCTTACAATTTAGGAACTCTTTCACTTGAAGAGCAGAATAAAATATTAGAGCAAAGGAATAAATTAAAGAGTTTACACTGGACGGGTTTAAAGACTTCAATGACGGGAATTTCTGGCGATGATATACCTGATAGAAATTTCATGCCTTACGAGAAGCGTAAAGAAATTACCAGCGAAGAAATGTTGAGCGGTGCGGTTGACAGCACTCAAAGGATAAGAGATATATTCACTAATATGGCATCAACGCTTGGAATGGAAGCTGACAGCTTTGTCGGGAAATTAGTTTCAGGATTTGACTCCGTGCTCGGTACTTTGCAAACAATTATGTCAATTATAGAGGCTCAAAAAACAATCAGTTCATTTTTAAGTTTCTTAATTCCCGGAGCTGCGACAGGCGGAATGATAGCGGGTGCAGGCTCAGGAACATCGGATTCAATTCTTGCAAGACTTTCAAACGGTGAGTTTGTTGTGAATGCAGCTGCAACCTCTCAATACTTACCTTTACTGCAAGCAATCAACGGAAGTAACGGATCATTGGCTAATATGATTGGCAGGTATGCATCAGGCGGATATGTTAGCGGAGGGAATAATAACATCGCTCTTGAAGTTGCTGACGTTAAACTCAGCGGTTCGGATTTATATCTATCATGGAGAAGACAAAATAGAAAAGAAACAGGGAGGCTTGGATAATGCCTCACACGTACAAAATATTTGATAAAACTTACAATATTAATAATTCTCAAATAAGACTGTACTTTAAATATTTAGCTGATTATATCGGTTCGTTTGAGTTTGATTTAAAATGTATATCACTTGGCGAAATTGAATCAGGTTATGAAGATGACGACCAACTCACATTTTACCCGAATGTATTACGACTTGGATTTATTGATACTGCAAGAAGCAATTATGAGTATCTAAGACAAATTTGCGAATCATACCCGGACCTTCAGAGCTGGGAAGTGACCCAGTTTGAGCTTTGGTATAATGAAACAGGAGAACTTGCAAAGAGGGTTATGCTTGGAAGCGTAGATAAGATGTCGCTCCGTTATACCGAAAGCACAAAAACATTAGAATTTGAGGTAGTTGATATTAGCCAGGAATTAAAAGGTCTTACTGTCGATAATTTAACCGGAGGCGCAAGCAGCCTACCGTATTATATCCATACAATTTATAAAAATATATTTCCAGAGTTACCATATAATTTGACAACAGATATAAATCTATTTAAAGACCCATCATTTCGCGGGATATATTGGAAGCATAACTGGAAATTTGAGAGCTATAGCACACATGTAATAAAAGACTTTGCTACTAATTATGAAGACATAAAATTCTATCAAACTTGGGACAATCCTTTGTTCCATAAAAATAACTATGCCGAGCTGTTAAAAGCACTTGCAATGCAATTTGGAATGGTTATAGGTTGCGAAGAGCCTGGTAAGATATATGCATACAAAAGGTTTGTAACTTCGACCTTTGCAGAATCACAGGCTATAAACATTTTGCCATTTCTTTTAGATGACTATACAAAAGAGTTATGGCTGCCAAATATACTTGCTGTAAGAAATTCATATCCGACATATAACTCCGGCGACAAACAGGTTATTGTTGGTGACTATAGAGCAAACTTATTTGACAGTTCAAAACCTAAAAATTTAGATAGTCTGCTTGAAATCAGCACGGACTTAACAACTACGACTGCTTATAGCTCATGGCTTTATATGCTGGTTAATACAGGGACAGGCTTTGAAACAATAGAATACTGCATAGAACCTGATTTATATAATTATAGACAGCCGATAGAATACGTAATCGCCAATTTATACCTATACGCAAGGCAGAGAAGCAAAGATAAATATGGATTTCAACTCAGAGGTGTGAATTATTCAATGGCGGATTATTATAAGATTAAACAGGATGGATATTCTACAAAGATTTTAAGACCAATGACCCTGAGAAAAGACTACGTCAATAAGAAAACTAAGCTCACAGCCTTAGAGATTGGACTGAATGTATGACAGTGGAATATATTAACGGGTACAGGAATCCTGAATTTGTTATAACCGATAAGAATAATAATTTTATCGAAAGAATCGCTTTGCATCTATGCGACAAAGACGGGCTTACAGAAGAGAATATTTATGAAAGAAATATCTACAAAATAATTGACAGGAATATTGACGTTGATAATATCGGGTTTCATACTCAATACACTTTAAGCTATGCGAGCAAGAGCCTCTCAACGAACTCAATGCTGATTGACACTCTGCATAAATATTGTATGAGAACGGACTTGTATGATATAACCATCATTCCACGTTCTGACATTCAGGACAGGAGCCGTAAGGTTGCGTTTATAAACGATAATTTAAAAGTAGGCATTAAACGTGGAGGCGTTAAAGCAAGAGGGAATAAAGGCATTGTTCTTGTTTTTCAAACGGTCGAATTACAAAAAGATTTAAACTGGATAGACCCGAATAACATACGATATATCGGTTATGCTATTTCACAAATAAACGGATTTTTAGAAACATAATTTTTATCAGGAATGAAATTCTTACCAATAAGAGTAACTACAACAGGCGGAGTCGCTGTAACAGGGCTTGTAAAAGCAAACGTAGTTTTAAAAAAGTGGGATGATCCCTCAACGATTTACGATTATACTTCTTTATACGAAGTCGGTTACGGTCAATACGTTTTAGTTGGCTGTCGTGACGGACTAACGCTCGCTTATTGCAAACTGTATATTAACGACGTTGAACAGGATTGGCTCAATATTCTATTATTAGGTGATGAATTTGTAACGTTCATCCTAAGAGCAGGCGATGCCGGTATCCTTGGCTTACTCGCATACTCTACTGACTTAACAATCACAGGTGATAAGACTTTACCTCACAAAAAATATGTTGATACAGCAGATGCTTTGAAACAGAATATAGTATCAGGGGTCAGCGATACCGAAATAGGTTATCTTGATGGAGTTACGTCAGGAATACAGGGTCAGATTAACAACAGGCTGCGTATTGATAGTGAAGCTCAAACGGTTGCAGGAGTGAAAACTTTTTCGGGAAATAATATTCATTCCGGTAATAATACATTCTCCGGCGGCAATACTCATTCCGGCGGTTCAACATTTTCAGGGGATGCTTTATTTAGCTATGGAGAGCCACCTCGTATTGCAGCAGCTCCGGTAAGAGCAACGAGTGCAGCAAATAAAAGTTATGTTGATTCTGAAATCACAAACAGAATTAATAGCTTTGCTCCCGGTACGTTTCAGGAATCACAGAACATAATAAGAATTATTCCAAACGGGACACCCGAAACCGACAAGGTATATGCTACGTGGGCTACGGCTCTGGCAAACGCAATAAGCCGTTCACCGTCTGCAACTAAACAATTTACTTTATTACTAACAGGTGAAGGAACTTCTGCTTCTGACTTTGATATTACGGCATACGAAGTCTCTTCAGGCGTGTTTAAGTTCATGGTTGATTACGTTCATTTAAGAGGGCTTGGCGCTGATATGAAATGCACATTTGCACAGGGCAATATTTTATCAACTGAATGGGAAGCCGGCGCACTCGGTAGAATTGTGGTCGAGGATATATTTTTCTGCGATGATGATTCAGATGTGGGCAATACTGGAGAGTTCAAGAATATAATATTTAAGAATTGTAAGTTTGATATTCGGACCGGAATCCAGCTTACATTCACAAACTGCAAATTTGAGGGTAACTGTGAATTTGTATCTTATGCGGATACTCAATTTACTTTCACAAACTGCACTGGGTCACCAATAACTATTGACAATCATACGGTATCGGTTGGCGGAACGAATAAAATCCCATTTGTCGGGACTGCACTTGCTAAATATCATACACCGCTTGAAGTAACAGGGAACCTTATACTAACTGATTTTGGCAATGTAAAGCCGACAAAGGCATCCATAACCGTATCCGAAGCATTTGGCGTAGTTGCTAATGGAATTGTACTTGGAGAGCCTGTAGAGTGGGCACAAGTAACATTTAACGGAGTAGAGTATACTTTACCACTTTATTTGCCTGACGTTTAAACTTTAATAAAAAATGAAAACACTTAAAAAGATTCGGATATTAGCGACAAACATTATTGCAGTGCTTACACTCACGGCATACTTATATTCTGGAGGTGATAATATTTGGATTGCACTGCTAATTTGTAACGTTGCATTTTCGTTTGCAGATTACTTAAGCTACAATTGGAGTATAGACAAGGATGTAAAATGGTGCAATGACTGCGACCCAGGGAATAACCTTTATGAACCTTACAGGGTAATTCAATACGTACTTGGGTTAGGACTTGCCATGCAGTTATATTTATTTATCGGTTGGACTTCTTTATTAGCTTTTGCAGTGTGGCACTTCACGTTTAATAACGACAATTTATTCTACCTTTGGCATCAGATATTCAACTTTTGGGATCAGGAAAGAAATGCTTTTGAGGATGAAATTTTGGGTGATAAATGTTCATGGGCTTTTTTCACACCAATAGGAATATACCATTGGATTAAGAACGGACATACAAATACAAGAATAAGCGGTGCAGTACTTTGCTTTCAGTCATTTATCGGAATTATAATTACAATAGTATTATGCTTAAAGTGAATAAAAACGGCAATGACGAGACTAAAATCACGTTATCTATATCAGGTTGGATAGCGTTAATAGTTATCATTGCATCTTTAGTGGCGGGATTTATAGAGACACAATCAAGGATTGTAACAGCAAAAGAGAACATTGAATCTTTGAGAAAAGATAAGTTAGACAAGTACGAATATACGAGAGACGTACAGCTAAAGCAATTCAGGGACAGCACAGCAAACGCTAAACTGGATAAGATTATGAAAAAATTGGACATTGACTAAAATGGATACACTTAATCATTCAGTGCAGGGCTTTTTACTCGGGTATATACCGACAAACAATATTTATATTGGTATAGCATCGGGGTTAATTGCATCTGTTCCTGATTTATGCGGTGAATTTATGGCAAAGGTTCAAAAAGATGAGTATGCTTTTTATAAAGCAGTTCATAATTTCAAACATTGGCTTTCGTTCATACCACCTATTACTCTGCATATTGC